GTGGCGGTCAATGCGTGACCCTGAGTAAACGCCGTGCTTGCTACACTTGGATTTTGCGCGGTAATCGCGCTCGCCGTCAGGCCATGCTCTTGAGTGATTGCGGGAGAGCCAAGGACGGGGCTTTGCGTCTCAAGGCTACCCGTACTAAAGGTTTCTTCCTCACTCATTGTACAGTCATTGACAACGGGCGATCCCGTTGTGACGCCATTCGCACCTAATGCGTGGGTCTGGGTGATTGCCGTTGCAGCAACAGACGGAGTGCCTGTTGTGATTGCCGTTGAGGTAAGGACGTGTGTTTGGGTTATTCCAGTGGACGCAACGCTTGGTGAGCCAGCCGTGATTGCTGTACTTGTAAGAGCATGTGTTTGGGTAAGTGCTACTGTTGCTACGCTTGGCGCACCCGCCGTAATAGCAGATGCCGTTAGCTCAATAGTTTCGCTGCCTGTATCGGCTAGTGGGGCAGCGGCTATAGAGGTAAAGCCAAGCATTTACTCACCTTAAATCAATAGTCATTGTCGCGCTGTCACCTTCCTCACTATAAGTAACAGGATAATCCAAGTTTGGGCCGATTTGCTTAAAGTAAAACCAAATTCTCGCGTCTGGATGACTTTCCCACACGAATGTTTCGCAGCCTTGGGCTTTCGCAAATTCCATGAAGCCGTGATAGGCGTTTACATCTAAAGCCGTTTCAGATCGTGCATTCGAAAGGCCAAGAGGACAGTGAAATGTCTTATCACTTTCCGTAATATAGCCAACCATTAAAGCAACAAGAGATTGCGACCCATCGCTTTCTGTTTTTGTTGCTTTTACAAAAATTCCATTTTCTCGGCATTTTCTCTGGCGCATCGCTTCTTTGATAAAATGCTCTGCACTTGATCCAGCGATCAAATCCTCATAGCCGTATTTTCTTATAATTTCTTGGACAAGACTTTTATCATTCTCATAGGCTGAATGAAATTCATCTTTATCGAAATCACTGACTATTTCAAAAACGTAAGACATGCAGAACCTTTAACTCGTGTACAATCTCAATTTCCAAAGATTTGCTGTTGTTCGCCCATGTGAGCTTGAGCCGTTTATTATCCCGTCACTCCATGACGATGTCCGCCCTGTGCTTGGCGCCCAATATTGATCACTGTTAGCAGCGGGATCGACGTTTACTTGGGTACTGAAAGTTTTTATAAGCGTCCCGTTGTAGTATGCTTCGATGTAACTGCCGCTATCTGCAAAATCCCATTCGTCACTTTGATGGCCGAAGGCAATGCCTCCAGCATTTGTGCCGTCACTTAAACACACAGCTTGTTCAAGCTGACTTCCTGTAGCTGCTATAGTGTCACGGAGTGTGAAGCCTCTAGTCGATGGTAAAGTATAATTTACAGTGTCAAAATCTGACATGTCGTCGAACCCAGTCGTGTAGGGAGAAGATGAACCAACAAATTTAACAACGTCTGGAAATTCAAATGCAATTTTTCCTGTGCTTGTTCCGCCAGCAGTAAATGAAGTCCCTGTCAATTCAATGTAATTTGCCGCACCGTAAAAAGCATTCATTGCTACTTGAGCGCCTTGGTTTACATCTATCAAATTACGAACATCCACATCAGCCATCGTGACCTCTGTGCCAGTAGTGCCGCCAGCTTCGATATGTATATCGTTCAGACTGATTTGACCGCTAGTTTGAAGGGGCATTTTTTAACGCCTCAATTTCTTCCTTTAAATCTTTGACCGCTTCGATCAGCAAAGACGTCAGCGCATTGTAGTTAACCGAAAGATGCTTTGAGCCGTCCAGAGCCGTGACCTCTGCGACCGCTTCTGGCATTACCTCTCTGACTTGCTGTGCAATTACACCCGCGCTTTTTTTACCGTCACGCTTCCAATCGAAAGAAACGCCGTTCAGCGCCATCACGCTCTGCAATCCTGACACGGGTTGAATGTTTTCTTTGAGGGAAGCGTCAGAAGCAATCGTCGTGGAGTAAGCAATCACGTTTCCATCTGCGTGGAAGTCGCCAGCCGCCGTCATGCGAAATTCATTGTTTCCGTTGACATAAAAATCAAGCTGCGTGTTGTCGGTCCATTGCATATAGTCATTTGTGTCTTTTGCAATTTTTCCAGAAGCCGTCACATCACCAGTGACAGAAATTGAACCGCCAAAACTGCCGCCGCTGTTTGCGCTGACGGCATCTGGTGCGCCCGTTTCAAACGTAGAGAAGGAAAGAAAATCTATGATGTCGCCAGCCGTGGCCCCAGAAGAAAGCACAATAGCTTGACCATCTGCCGCTGTATATTCTGTGCCAAGGCGTAAAAGAACGCCGTTCTTGAAAACAAACGTATAGGTGCCGCCAGCCAAATAACCGTTTGTTCCGAAGCTGGTTTGACCAGACGTTGCGACATAAGTTTGACGGGTTTGTGTGCTTTGAGGGATGGGAACTGTACCGATATAATAAGTCATTTTTATCCCTTCATAATATACGCGAGCGCATAGTAAGGCGGTCGGTTTTCGTGACTGCCCCCGCCGCCCGTGTTGTTGCCGACCGATATACCCGTTGTCGAACTTGATGTAGGCGCTGTTGTTGCCGTGCCGGCTCCGTTTCCTCCAGTTGATCCGCCGGTATTTGAGCCTGTCACAATATTTGAATTATGAGTGTGACCGGGATCTGTTACAGGGTGACTGTGTGCAGGGATTTGGGCAGCTGTTAGAGTGACACTATCGGCACCGCCTGTTGCATTTGGAGCATACGTCCCGCCGCTATCTGCATCCGCGTGGACGACAAACTTGCCAGTGAGATTTGGTGTTCCGTTGTTGCCATCACACAAGTACCAGCCGCTTGGAATTGCGCTGATTGCACCGCTCCACATGACAATCACGCCTGTCGGCAATCGTGGTGTCACATCAATGTAGGTTGCAGCGTTTGAACCAATGTAACCTGTCATCAGGTTTGCTCCAAAATGCTGAGGGTCACGTCAGTTGCGCCGCTGGACGAAACCTTGAGGATGTCCGTTGCTTCCATGACGATTTTGCCGCTGAGAACGCTTAAACTTGAATTGGCGGGGATGGGAACAGAGTTGACGATTTCAACGTCTTGGTTGGCCTCATTGTTGGCCCCTGCGCGGTTCGTCGTGTCGCTGCTCAGTGTGACCGTTGACGTGACCTGACTGCTCGTTGTGTTAGCCAACAACAAACCGATCACGATTGTCGTTGTGGACGCTGCCACCGTGTAAATGTCATCTAGCGTTGTGACACCCGCCTTTGTAACTAGCTTAAATGTATCTGCCATTTTATTATCCCAATGCTATTGCTACGGCGAGAGATGGCCCAACATTTGCCCCTACCTCTATTCCGTCTAATTTTGTCCCGTCAGTTGCAACATCACGACCATCAACGGTTCCACCTACCGTTATATTCCCATAGGCGTGGAACCGTTGTGACCCGCTTGAATACATTAATTGAGCCGCCGCACTACCGCCGCGATAAAAGATCAAGTTGTTGCTAAAGTTGAAATACGTGTCATCCGCAGTTGCGCCAGTAATTCTAAGAATGCCATCGCTTTCACGGCGAATATTAGCACCACCACCGAAGTCTATTCTTGACCCCTCTGCAAAAAGAAACTCGTCCTCAGAAGTATCCCAAGTAACTCCGCTATGATTGTTGCCTGAGAACGTCACATCACCCGTAAAAGTCCCACCGTCCGTTTGCATAACGTCAACATCTGCCAGCGACACAAACACGGTTGCGGAGCCGCCCAAATTAAGAAGCGACCCCGTGGAGCTTTCAAGTAAGTTGCCAGACGTGCGAACCAGCGTAGGCCCACTTGTGAGGTAGGTTCCCTTGCCAATTTCCCACGCTGAACCTTCAGTAATGACGTATCTTACAACGTCATTATTACTGATCCCACCAGACGCGAAGGTTTGGTAGCCATCCTCTGCGCTTCCCAGAGTAATGTTGCCAGTACCCGTTGAGCTGCTAGCAACTTTGATGCGATTGCCAACGACAGGCATGAACGTCTCCTAATTAGGAAGGATCTGGAATGCCGATCTTGAAAGATGCCAAGGTGAATGAGTTTCCGTTGGTCACAGATTGAGACGCCGATAAACTACCAGTTGCAAGCAGCCTTGAGTTTGATGTGTCCAAAATGGCGTAATGTGTTGCCGTGCCAGTACCCGACACACTGCCGTCTGAAACGGCGCTCACTGTAACCTCACGACCACCGCCTGATCGGTTTGCAGGTTGACCAATCGTCACGGACGTGGTGCTTCCCAGTGCATAGGTTGAATTTCCACCCGCATAAGTGGTTGCCTCCTGCGAAGTGATTGTAATTTTATTTGCCTCGTCTGAAAGGACCGTCAGACCCTCATCAAACACGCGATCTCCTAAACTTGCCATTAGTAGCTCCTTATTTTGATGCGATGGCCGGAGCCACCAAATTTTGCCTTATCGCTGTCTGCATTAATACCATCAATTGCCTTTTCGTACAACGCAGACCAAACTTGCATTCTGGCATCCTCGCCCAAGTACGGCGCGCTATGCATAAGCGTACCGTACAGATAGGCGTCTGGAAAGTATGTTAGCAGCCAGTTGCTTGTGTTAGTGCTATCCAGTGGAACGATTTTTGAATAATACACCATTTCTAAGGTATACGTTGTATCCGGCGTGGGGTACACCTCAATCGTGCCATCCGTTAAAGCGTAGTATTTTGGACGCGCGGCAGTGTTTAATCCGCGCATCCGCTTGTCCATCATCTCGCCCTGACTGACCAACTCCAAGCGGTGTGTGTTGCCGCTCGTAATGCTAAGCCTAATCGGCTCGTAAAAGTCAGTGGGCAGAGTGCTATATTGCGTGTCCAGATCTGCCGTACTACGCTTTTCCATGCGCCAATGGCGCACGCGGCGCGACATGTCTGCCTCTGCCAAGTCAATGAACGTGTCAACAGTTTGCTCTGCCGCCATGTTATTTAGAAAGTTTATAACTTGGTCTTTTAGCTCTGAATAAGTAGACGGCATTGCGCACCTTACATGTTATTTGCAGCGTTGCTGACAGCGGCTTTTGCGTCCATCGCCTGCGCGGCAAGGTCAGTCGGCGCCCGTAAGCTGAAGCCCGCTGACTTCATGTCGTCAAGAGACAGAGTTTGCTGCGACTTGACGGATGCCATGACTTGCTGAGACACGGTGTTCTGGAACACTTGATAGCGCGCGTCATCCATAAGGAACGGCGTTGCATGCAACAGCGATGTGTACAGATAAACGTGCGGCGCATCAGTCAAGAGCCAGTTTGTTCCGCTATCAGAACCACCCACAAGCGTTGGGATGCGCTGGTAGTAGTCAATGTCTAAGCTGCCTGACGACGGCGTGGGCGTGACTACAATCTGACGTCCAACGATTGCGAAGAAACGCGGGTTGGCCGCGTCACGGGTCCGCGTTCTGCGAAGCATCGTAAGCTGTTGTGGGCTGATTTGCTCAAGCGGCTCATCCTCCGCGGATGCAACTTGAGCATACACAACCTCCAAAGCATCGGCAGGTAATGTTGCCCGCCCAGACGTGATGGTAACGCCGGTTGACTGTGTAATCATATCAGCTTGCCGCAAAACGTCGTTTAGCGTGCTTTCCGCGAGGCTGATGAAGTCAGGTATTTTTTGGTCGAGATCGGCGCGGTTCAACCAATCCCCAAGTGCAGTTTTCAAGTCTGCATATGTTGCTAGTGCCATGCCTATCTCCTTGACGGCTGTTCATAACGTGGCTTCATTACAGCGTACCTAATCGGGTTCTGAACGCTTGATTATTGCTATCATTCAACCACTTCCTAAATGCCTTTGGATCGTCGGCAATCCCTTGGCGCTTGAGCTCATAATACACTGAAAGAGGAATTGACGCCACCTTATTCATGTCGCCGTATTTTTGCGGCGCCTCATTGTATTGGCGCTTATTCGCCTCAACAATTGACGTGACGTCCTGTGTCTTCTCAATGACGTACTCTCCCTTGTCCGTGACGTGCCAATACTCTGTGACGCCGGTAAGTGGATCGTGGCCAAATAAACGCTTCTTCATGCCTATCTCCAAAGCAAGGGGGCGACCGAAGCCGCCCCGCTTAGACTTATGATACGTTGAGGTCTGCCACGACGGCGTGTGCCGCTTCGTTGAGAACCTTCAAGCCGAACTCCGCGATAACCATAGACTTGGAGGCGTCGCCGGTTTTGCTGAGCTCTACGTTCTGGATCGGACGCAGGTAGCATACAGATGCATACTCTGGGTCAAGCAGATACGCTGACCTTTCGGGGCTAAAGCGGTTGGCGACCACATTTAGGGTCCCAAAATCAGACATATATACGTCTGCCGCACCAATGATTGTCGTTGGGCTGTCGCTTGGCGCCATGTAACGCTGAGCCGCAATACCAGCAAACCCTGATACGACCGTCTTGTTGTGTGGCCCTACCATAAGGATGCTTGGCTGACCGCCGGAGACAAATGCTTGCTGCATCGCGTCTTTCAGCATGGCTTCAGTGAAATCGCGCTGAGTACCGTCTGTACGCGCGGTTGTCCCGTCGCCGGTTGCCAACGCGCCGCCTGTGCCTGCGCTTGCGTTGGTCGCAATCCACGCACCAAGACCACCCGTTTCGCGTGCAGTTGAAGAGTTGCCTGCAACCTGAGCGTTATTAGCCGTAAGGGTAGCCTCTATATCCCTTTTGAGCTCTTTTCCGCGTTTTGCGATTTGGTAGCTCAATTCGTCGTTGCGGCCGGCAAGGTCTTGCGCGGCAAGGTTGTCAGCGACAATAGTTGTGCGACGACGGATGTGCGTGTAGTTACCGACGCGGGTCGTTGCAGATGTCGCGTCAAAAGACGATACATCGTCCCCATCAATGATGGCTGTTGTGCTTGTTGATGCCAAGCTGTCAGTCTGCCACTCGAAGTATGTGTTGGAAACATTTTCAGATCCGACGTTACTTTGAAATGGAACTTCCTCTGGAGAGATGGACGAAATGATGTCCGCCAAGCTCTCACGTATACCTACCGCGCTATGCGAGGTAAATGTGTTAGTTACGATTGCCATAATGGCCTCCTACAAAAGAGATCTAATTGCAGCCGCGGCATCATCGACGCGGCCAGTTTGACGTGCGCGCTGTAACGCTTGCTCTTGAGGGGCTCTGGGTTTCGGCTGAGATCCACGCGATCCTGACTTCATTGTCTTGGTTTTCGGCTTCGGCTTGGCTTTCGCCTGCGTCGCGCGAGTTTGACCTCGACTGTAAAGCATGGCCTGTCTGGCCAGTTTAACAAGTGATGCATTAGCCAGCCCGCTGACGTCTTCTTCCGTAAATCCCTCTTCCAAGAGAAAATCACGCAATTCTGTCGCCTCTTTTGCCGCGACCTTACTGTCGCGCCATTCGGGTATCAGGTCAGGTAAGACTTCGCGTTGCTGATCAACATACTGTGCCTGCATTTGCTGCATGCGCTGTTGCTGTATCTGCGCCATTCTTGCCTGTTCCTGTTGCACCGCCTCAAGCTGAGCTTGTCGCTCAGATTGTTGCTTGCGCCACTGACGTTCTGCTTTCGCTGCCATGGTGGGGTCTGTATCGTACAGCGTGTCCCAATCTGGCTCTTTTTCTGCCGGTTGCTCTAGCCGTTGCTGCAATGCAGGCAATAGCTGAGCGTATTGTGCCCGCTCACGCTCAAGCTCAGAATACTGTGCCTCATACTGCTTTCGAGTTTCAGCAAGCTCCTGTGTCTTTCGCGTATAATCTTTCTGTCTCAGGTTTCCGCGTCGTAACTCTTCGACTGTAATCTCTTCGCCGTCTACTTCGACTAATGCGCCAAGTATGTCAAAGGATTGGTCGTCCTGTTCTTCAGCTTCCGCTTCAACTTCAAGCTCGTCTTCAGATTGTTCTTCATATGAAGCGTCATCGTCCGACATTTCGGCATCCTCGACCTGTTCAGTCGGTTCAGCCTCAAGCGCCTCAGTGGTCGTCGCAGTATCCTCTTCGGGGGCGATCATGGCCCTGATGGCATTTTGTGCAGTGTTCAGATCAATCCCAAGTGGTGACGGGGTGTTGGCTTCTGACATCGTTGTCTCCTATTATGCATCTACTTAACCTTTTTTTCAATAGATGCGTTATCTACCATAGCGCGAAGAGCCTGACGCACTGCCTCGACCCCTCGCAGTTTCATGTAGATGCCTTCCCGTACTTCCCCGTCTCCCATTGCTGTGGCTTCAAACTCGACCCAGCAATCCTGTTTGATCTCATCCAGAAAACGGCTGAGATCAGTATCGCGCAAAAGACGATCAGCCGCGTGGCCGTCGTCAATAATTTGCTGCTTGGACTTAGTCATCAATAGATCCCTTGATGACGTCCGCTTGCGCTCTCATGACTTCGCGGTTAATCGCCAAGTCTGAGCGGATCTTCTCGACGTTGAGTTGCGTGCCATATTTAGCCTGCATCTCCTCCGCTTTTACAAAGAGCTCGGCGTCGAGCTCGTCGCGCTTGCGGTCGTCTTCCATGATCATCTTCTCACGCTCAAGCTGCAACTCCGCCGCCTTCTTCTGTATGTCGGCTTGGATCTGTTGGATCTGGACGGCGATAAGTTGCTCGTTGATGTCCGGCTTTTCCTCTTGCTGCGGAGGTTGGAACTGCGCCGGATCTGACCAAAACTGAGACGCATCCTTGAAGCCGGCGAGCTCTGTCATTGCCTTCAGAGTGTTTGACAGCTTGGCAATATCGGTAAGCGGATTGACCGGCCCCATAGTGGCCATCGCCTCTTTCTGCATCTCGGCAATCTGGCGCAGCATCATCATGCGCTCGCTATCGGTGCCGCGGCCAAGCGCGACGTTAATGCTGACATCCATGTCGGCGTTCCAAACGCGCGGATCAATCGGCACAAACTCATTGGACAGCCGCACCATACGTGGCCGGTCTTGATGCGTTGTGATCAGGGGAAGCACGATCTTGTATAACTGCTTCATGCCGGTTTCCGCAAAGATCCGCGCGATAAGCTCTATGTGTTGTTGAGCGGCGCTGACAGTGGCCTGTACAGCCGACGCGGTGGATGACTGCAAGGCGCCGGCATCCAAGCCCGCAGACGCCTTTGAGATGCCCGTGCGGGCCTCTTTGATCTCGTCCATGTATTGCAGAACAGGAAACGCCTGTTGGCCAACGAATGGCATGGACATTGGCTGCACTTGGCCGGCTGCGCGCTGCCGGATAATCGCGCCGACCTCGTTGTTCATAACGTCTTCGATGTTGACCATGCCCTCGACGATTGCAACTCTAGGGTGAATTGACATCGCCAAGCTATCCAATGTGTTGCGCATGATCGAAGACTTAATCCGCTGGATGTCCATCACCGCATCAGCGGTGGACATGCCATAGAAGTCGTGCGCCTCTGGGTCTGGGCAGAACGTCGCAAACGGAACTATCGCGCACGGCTCGTTCATGAGGATCTTGTTGCCGTCGCCGGCGGTGCAGATTTTACGCAACTCCGCGATGCCGTCTTGGTCGTAGTCAACTTTGATGTAGTTTTCGACGTAAAGCACCTTCTTCATTGCGGGATCGTGGCGCTCGTTCATCTCGTTATTCAGTGCGCGGTTTCGCGTGGTGCGCTCAATGTTCGTCGCCATGTCCTCATGCGCCGAAGACATTTGCACAACTTCGTCGTAGTCGTAGCCCATCGCCACAAGCTCGGAGACGGTCAAAATGCGCCGGTGCGCAACGTAATCGGCGTCTTCAAGGGACTTCGCCTCACGCGATATGAGAAACGCTTCGGGCGGCACCGCTTCCAACTTCACGCGGCCATCAGGATGCGTATATGTTACGCGCACGGCGTGCATCATTGCGGGCGGTAACATCTCGCCGGTCATGGGGTCAAAGCTGGGTTCGCCAAACGGCTCGGAGGCGAGGATGTCAATTTCCGCCGCCGGATCTGACATCAGCGCCGCCAGAGCGTTATCGTCGAGCCCCGTGAGATCGTGTGTCTCGAATTTCGTCTGATCGTCCCAATAGCACTTTAGCACGCCCACCTTACGGATCAGCGCGTCCTTAAACGCGGCGTGCGTGTGTAAGAAGCCGTTGTTGTCACGATTGATGATGTAATTTGCGTACTCGGTCGCCTGCTTCGCCGCGGCAACGTCTTCCGGCCCCTGCGGCGCGTATTCCACCGTGCGGTCGGTGCTATGGAATATCCGCATCAGCGACGGCATGATAGCCTGTACAGTATCCCGCACGTCCATGCTGACAACTTGGCTGCGGCCCTCTTCCTCGTCGCCAAACGGGTCGCCGCGATAATACTCGGTCGCCGTGGCGCGATATGGCGATACCCAGTTGTCGGAGTAGTCAATCGCGTCTTCGATCTCTTTGCCGACGATGCCCTGTAGCTCGTCGTCACCCATTACATTTACTTCGAGCTCTTCTTCAAGGGCGCTCACAAGTTGATTTATTTTGTTCTGCATCTTTGCCTCTTAATACTGTGAGCCACGTTGACTGTTTGCGTTTTGACCTATTACAGCGCCAAGTAAGCCCGACGCCATAATTGATTGAGCGTATGGGTCTTTCATGGCTGCAAACCTGCTTCTAATAACTTCGGGATCTCCAGCGGTGCGCTCCACAAGCATAATGTTGCTTACGTTTTCTGGCGTGTATTTAAAGTCTTTAGCAAAAGTTTCGCTTGGCTTTACCCCTTCAATCATATTCACGTATGGGATGTTGGTGTACCCCTTATCGGTCAACTCTTGCTTGAAAACCTTTAACCCCTCCTCAAGATCAAGCCCGCGCGCATCAGCAAAAGCGTTCATGGCCTCGCGTACACCATCTTCAGAAAGTACAGTCTCTCCGTCAATTTCGAAGCTGCGGGACGATATAGATGGATAGACATCGATGTCTATGCCGAACTCTTCAAGGTCTTTTATGGTAAATGGTTTTTCCGTTCTCATTTTAAGCGGCAGTGTGACGCCGGTTTCCTTACCAAGTCTGGCTAAATCGTAGTCTATACTTTCCCATGAGCCCCCGCCAACTTGAGATCTAAAACGATCCTCCGCCTGCCTTGGCGTGCCAACGTGAACACCTAAACGATCAAACCGCGGACCCTCTGAGGGCGGCATGAGCTTGTCGCCTATCATTTTGTTGCTCTTCATATAGTGATAAGCGTCTTCATACGAGATGTCGTCGCTGGAGCGACGTGGCAACAACGCCGCCGGATTGACGTCAAGGGTTTCGTTGCGCGACTTTAAATATTTCAATATGTCTGGCTTGTCAGCATTGATGTATTTATTCATACCCTTCGCGCCAGCGGCTTCCAGAAGCCCCAAGCCAGCGTATCCCAACGCCTTTCCGCGCTCACCGCGGGCAGAAGCTAGAAGGGCTTCGACGCCAGAAACGCCCGCCATCAAAGCTGGTCTAAGAACAGAGGCAACAGCGGGAGCGGCTCCGATTTCCTCAATGAAGCCAAGCTCAGACTGAGGACGTGCAAACGGACGACCAAATATGCCTTCGCTGGTGCGGCGCGCCATGTAGGGAGACATGCCAGCCGTGTCTAGAAGACTTGTAAACCCGCGGCGCGTTTTTTCCATAAAGCTCGGAGGCGCTGCGGCGTCAATCGTTCCCTGACGCTGGCGTCTCCATTCATCAAGCTCTCGCAAACCTTCTTCGGCTTGCATCGCGTTCCACGCGTCCAAGTCAGCTTGATTAAGCTGAGCTTGCCGTTCAGATTGCTGCGTGCGCCAGTATGGGTCTAGGGTTGCCAAGGTGTTAGTCCTATGTTAACGTCGTGGATTATAACACGATTTGGAGGAAAAGATGAACGAGGAACTGGAACAAATTCGCCGCAGTATCGAAGCGACGGTAATGATGCTCTGGACGAGCCCAGAGGATCTACCCGAAGAGATCCAAGAGATGATCGATGACACGATTGAGGAAATTAAGGATCTCATTGCGAACTCATAAAACGTCTTAAAAGGCTTGTTGCATACTCGTCGGCACGTTGTTTGCCCTGACGCTTGAGGTAATCGCCATATGTGCTTACTTCGTCCACAAATTGCTGGTCGATGAATTGACGTAAATTTGGGTTGCCCATATACGACTTGACATCTTTTGGCTGGGCTAAGATTGTTCCAGTCTTTGCCGCTTTAGGTAACGCCGTGTCACGGGCGCCGATTGTATATGGCACTTCAAAGCCAAATGTCATTGACTTTGACCCCTCCTCGCGGGGTAAAAGTGCGTTGTATGACGGGTGATCGTCTGAGATGATAATGTCGGCGCCCTTTTTGGGCGTTGCGAACCTGTATCCTACGCTTGCAGTGTCTGAAAGCATCAAGTCAGGATTTGTCACCGCAAAGCGCGCTGCGGCCACGTCAGGGGCGCCAAGCTCGCGCATCTTATTGCTGTCGAAAAACTTTATAAACTGAGCGCGCCGTCCGCCCTTTTGATTTGCGAGCCAGTCAGGGAACGTCGGATCTGCGATGCTTGGTATATCTTTAACATTTGGAAAACGATCACGCAAAACTTCGTCAATTTTTTTGGCGTTAGCCCTAAAGTTGTTTAAATTTCCACTGGACGAAAGCATATCTCCGTACACTTCCGCCATATGGCGCGAAAAGTCGCCGGATCTTTCGCTCATTGGCATATAGGCAAGTATGTTGTCGAGATCAGAAACTCCTCTCAACGCATTCGCCTTGGCCCTCATTGGGTTCTTTTCCGATGCCCATGCGCCACGCATGATCTGATCCATGTATTCTGGACCCCCGAAGGTAAGCGGGCGATTTTTTAAAATATACTCGTTCACTTCGTCAATCAGGCGCTGATTAGATGTACGGTCGCCTGTCGCAAAAGACATCGTCTTTCCAAGAAGACTTGCGGGATCAATCACTGAAGGCGGTATAAGCTGGTCTGACAATTGCTGCCCCTTCACAACATAATTATAAGGGGCGTTTTTATGCTTAACCATGGAAAACGGGCTATAAAGCGCAGGGTCTTTTGCACGACTGGCGCCACCGCGCGGTGGCGCAAAATAGTCTGACCCTTTGATGACAAAGTCTAATAAGCTGCCTGCGCCACGTATTGCCTGTTCTACCTTACCCATCTAACACTTCCATCTTCTACGTGCCGCCTTGCCGCGCTCGCCCGTCCATCCGCCGGAGCGTGCACAGAACGACTTCTTGCGCGCCGCGTCCTTCTTGGTCTTCGGGTTGGGCGCAGGCGCCTTTAAATTCGAGCCAGTTGCGCGGTTGTACTTTGCCCTGCCCTTCGCGGTCAATCCTCCGCCCTGCTTAACGGATAGCTTCTCGCCGCGG